GATAAACAACCAGACACGAGAGAACCATACCAGAGAATAATCAACAAGATCATTCCAAAGTACGATGTCTCTCACATACCGTAGCCCGATTGAAGAAGCACTCACGTCATTTACTTCAGCTGAACAAAGTCTTATAGCGGACTCAGCCGTAAAGCATTACTCTGATATAGAGAGAGCAGAATTCAAACTGTTCAACTATGCAATACCTGCTTACGCGAAAGAGAAACTGTTGACAGCTGGTATCTACCTCAGCCCATTCTCAGGTATACCGCATTCCCACCCCGTTTGTAAAACCTTAGAAAATTACATACTGTACAAATGCTTACCCCCTCTATTAGATAATACTTTTTATTTTGTAGGGATTAAGGACGCGAAACTGAATTTCTTGAAGCAGCGCCACAAGGATTTAGGCATGATAAATCTGATAAACCGTTTCGTAACAAGTTTGGACTGCCTAAGGTACCCAAATGCTTTTGTAAACACGCAGTCACAGTGTATCAACTCAGCTCCTAATACCCGGTTCACCGATAGTTCAGATACACTAAGGGACTTACTGCCTAATTGCATCAAATTAAAAGCAAGAAAGTTATTCCTGCATGACGAGCTCCATTACTGGAGTATCAAGGAGCTCCGTGTTTTTTTAAGCGCACTCAAGCCAGAGGTGGTCATTGGAACTGTCGTCTACCCACCCGAACTCTTGGTTGGTAGTAAATCAAGTTTGAATCCATGGTGCTACACTTATGAAATCAAAGGGAATAACCTCATATACAGCCCCGATGGCGTTATGAGTGAGAGTTATGAACAACCTGTCAACGGAGGTTACTTACTTAAAACTGCGAAGATCCACCTCCCGACTGGTGAAACGTATTGCGTCGATCTACTGGCAAGTAAGTTTTCTCACCATCTGATCGCAATAACAAGAGGAGATCGGAAGACCAAGAGGTGGGCAAATTTCAATAACTTTGACGCGACAACTCATACAGGCTTAGTGAGAACATCACGAGGACTTGGTCCTTGTTTGGCCATTCCATACCCAATTGTTAACCGACTCTACAGGTATTTGAGGAGTTTGCTAAGGCCTGATGTTCAATCAGCCATGTCCAAATTGAGTCAATTGATGCCTGAGCCTACTGCATTCCAGATCAAGTTCACACAAGAATTCAGTCAACTAGTCATCAAGACCAATCCGCTGAACAGCATGATAGATGCTAAATGTTTTGATGCATTTAAGAACTTCCTCTTGAAATCTTTTCCAGCTTGGTTCGCCAAAATGTTCAGCGTCAACAAGGCTTTTGCCTTAGATGACTTCGTGAGCAGTATGGAGGCTTTCCATTTCAGTGTTGAACTCGATATCCTCCGGGATGATCATGGTTTCTCATTTGACTTTACAACTGACTACTTCCAGAGCTGTGAGGAAACAGAGTTGCTTGATTTAATGCAGAGATTTGAGAATGGTAACTCAAACGCTAGCCGAGATAGGCCAACTCACCGTTATGAGGTCGGTAAATACGTCTTCAACATCCCTGGTGCACATGAATTCTGCATGAGTATTTTTAAAGCACTAGGTACTTCTTACTTTGCAAGTCCGGGTCTTCGAGTTTTAGTCGCTTCCGAGGTTGGGGAAATGATAGCAGAATTCTGTGCGGCGCATAAGCTCCTGAAATTACTGTGGAGCCCAAAGAAAACTCCTGTTTACTCCCACACACTATGTGAATTCTTGAATTCAAATTTGAGCAAGTGCCGGGTGCGCAAAACATTCCAAGAGTTAGGTATTGCATTCTTTATCGGTCCATACAGAAGAAATCAATACTATATTGATTCACAGGCGCATAATCCGAAAGTTTATCTGTGTCCGAGGGTTGCCACTTTGTACGATTCTCTACTCCGTGAGTTGGACTTATCATCAGTGAATTTGAAGGTGGCCCGGACTACAAATGAGCCTGTGAAGGTTCAAGATGGGTGTGCAACAAAACGGAAGACTCACACCGTGATGAAGGAACAACCAACAGAGACCACCATTGACAACTCTGTATCAGTCGGCGACGCAAGGGAATTAATTGCATCTGTTAGTGGGAGCTCTGAACCTAGGATTGAATCCCAGATCGAAAGCCCATTTGTTACATGGACTCATGGATGTGGGCTAAAGATCCCTGTTTATGTCGCACATGGTTTGGAAGGACTTGATTTGTCGGCACCAGATAAGCTGGGGAATCGAGCAGCAGGTTGGTACACTCGGGATGGGACCACTAGTTACACTTACACTGGTGGTTCCCACCATTCACTTGGTTGGCCCATGTGGATTGACTTAATGCTTGAAGCACACAACGTGAATCCTGAATTGTATGATTCATTCCTGTATCAGGAGTATGATTCCAATGGTAGGATCGGCTTCCATGCCGATGATGAGGAAATTTTTTTACTTGGTGGGAGTGTGCACACTTTCTCCTGGGACGGTTCTTGTTATTTCTCATTCTCTTGCAGCTCCAGCATAACAGCGCATGAAATAAATGGCCCGGTGCATTTCCAAATGCCTTTGGGCTTTCAGATCGATCATAAGCATTCTGTGTCCCAATGTAGCAGGGGAAGGAAGAGTATGACCTTTCGCAAACTATCTACTCCATCAGGACAGGGCACAGATGAGAAAGAGTCAGCGGGAAGTGATGGCAATTCCTCCATTGGTAATTCCATGGATGATGCTCAGAAATTTGAAGATGCTGATCCACTCAATTTTACCATGCATGGGAGCGACGTGACTGTAACAAAATTTGACGTCAATGGCTTAAAAGGAATTGAGAAGCAAGTCCCCGGGGACGGAGATTGTTTTTATCATTGCGTCGGACTAAAGTTGGCAATGCAAGGCCATGAATTGAGGGCTCTAATGCGGGAGAAATTTAGGCGATCCGGCGTCCAGGATCCAAATCTAGAGAGGCAGTTGCAACCTTGCATTTACACTGAGCTGGAAGGTATTAGTTTTTGCGCAGCAATGACTGGCCTGAACATAGATGTGTACAATGTCGACTCTGGAGATCTGTTCTCTTTCAAAGCAAATGGTCTAGGTTCTGGCATTTCAATAAAGCTAAGTAGTGAGCACTTTACGTATCTTGAGCCTTATAACAATTGCTACTTGAAGGCGATCGCCTCACATCTAGGTAGATCTGAATTTGAGGTGGAATTAGCGATATATGGTGCAGGGCTGCATAGCATACAAAAGTCAATAATTGATGATCAAGGGCTCGATTATGAGCAGTTAGAAGTTTGCTTTGATTTATTTTCTATCCAAGCTTTCTGCACTACTCCGGAGGGTCCACTTGTGCTTAATCCCTCTGGAAAGATCAAAGGGTTCTATAGGTTGAGTAGGGATCATGTCGAATTCGACCCAAAGGCTGCTAAAGATTATAAGAGCAAGCACCTGGCTGTGGGCCATTCCAGAGTTGGGCAGTCTCTTGGCCTAACTACCACTCTGGCCACTCTAGGGACGAAAGTTAATGCAGAATTGAGATTCGAATTTGCCAAGACTTTGGAACAAAGTTTGAGATTGGGAACCACGGGGGTAATTAGTTCGGAACTATTTTCAACATTCCCTGGGTTCAAGTTCACAAAAGAAGATGAGAGTGTGGAAGTGAAGCTGACTGTCATAGTTGGTACTTTCGGTTGTGGCAAGAGCACAGCCTTGGTTAAGATATTGAGTCATCTGTCGGATTCACCACTATTGATAATCAGTCCTCGACGCAAACTCTGTGAAAACCTAGAAAGCAATCTCTGCAAAGCACTGGGGCCAGCCAAAGGTAAGACCGTGGAAAAGTTGAGACAACTTGATCCTAACTGGGCTATAATGACATTCGAGAGGGCCCTAATGCACGTCGGTAATCTAGGGGTTGGCACCACGATAATTCTAGACGAATCACAGCTGTATCCACCCGGTTATATCGATCTGCTCCATTACTTGGGGCAGGACAATCAACATCTTATTTTGCTTGGCGATCCATGCCAAAGTGATTATGATAATGAGCTTGATAGGGCGACTTTTGCAGACAAGGAGGCGGATATATGCAGAATACTCAATGGGGTCACGTACAAGTATGCAGTTCTCAGTAAACGATTTAGCAACCCAGAGTTGGAAGGCAGATTACCATGCAAGATTGAACTCAATGCAGGTGGGTTTGAGGTAGCACCATTTGTCCTTCATGGTCTTGAAAGCTTGATATCTGAAGCGGAACCAGTGATAATGTTGGTCTCCAGTTTTGTTGAAAAGAAGGCCGCAAGCGCTTACTTACCACACGGCTCTGAGGTGTATACATTTGGAGAAAGTACTGGAATGACCATTGAAACAGGTTACATACTCATCTCAGCAGCCTCACAAGCCTGCTCGGAGAAGCGCTGGATCACTGCTCTCTCCCGTTTCCGGTTTGGTCCGATTTTTGTTAGCTCAATGGAGTGTTCTGAATCAAACATAATATTGAGCTTTAGGGATCGAGCACTAGGGAGGTTCCTGACCAAAACTGCCAGTCTAGATGATCTGCTTGGTCTGTTACCTGGTACCCCAGAGTTTGTTGATAATCTTATGCCAAGGGTTGGGAAAAATGAGGGTTTAGCTGAGGAAAAACTGCGAGGCGACCCATGGCTCAAAGCAGAGTTATTTCTTGGACAGGTAGAAGATGAGCAGGTCCTGGAGGATGTTATTGAACTGGTGCAAGAACCGTATTTCAAGACCCATATCCCGAGATGTGACATGGAGGGAGTGAGGGCGCATTGGGCACACAAGATTTTGGCTAAGGAGCATAGAGAACTGAGAATCGGCTACTTGGTCTCGAACCAGTTTGCCGATGATCATCACAAGGGTCAGGGGGCTAGTTTGACGAATGCCGCCGAACGCTTTGAGGCAATATATCCAAAACACCGAGCATCAGATACGGTAACGTTCATAATGGCTGCTCGCAAAAGGCTAAGATTCTCAAATCCAAGGGTGGAATGTAGGAAACTGAATGAAGCAAAGACATATGGTCAGTTCATGCTGAAAGAGTTCCTCAAAAGGGTGCCGATCAAGAAGAGTCACAACAAAGGTTTTATGGACAGGGCAAAAGCCGCTTTTGAGGAGAAGAAATTGGCCAAGAGTAGCGCAGTCATTGAGAATCACTCCAATCGCTCTTGTAGGGATTGGCTTGCGGACACGGGTTTGGTTTTCCTGAAGTCACAGCACTGCACAAAATTCGACAACAGATTCAGGGACGCTAAAGCCGGTCAGTCCATAGTCTGCTTCCAGCATTCAGTACTCTGTCGGCTGGCGCCTTACATGCGGTACATTGAGATGAAGGTGAATGAAGTGCTCCCTGAGAATTTCTACATCCACTCAGGCAAGGGTTTAGATGAGTTAAGCACATGGGTGAGGAAATACTCATTTGAGGGGGTCTGCACAGAATCTGATTATGAAGCGTTCGATGCAAGCCAAGACCAATACATTATGGCATTTGAACTAGCGCTCATGAAATATCTGTTACTACCTGAAGATTTGATCAATGATTACATATTCATAAAGACCCACCTTGGCTCCAAAATCGGGAACTTTGCTATAATGAGATTTTCTGGTGAGGCAAGTACCTTTTTGTTCAACACACTTGCGAACATGTTATTTACCTTCTTGAAGTATGATTTGAAAGGTAACGAGGCCATTTGTTTTGCCGGGGATGATATGTGTGCTAACAGCCACCTGAGATCAAGTGATGAACATAGCTCATTCCTCAAAAAATTGAAGTTGAAGGCGAAAGTCCAGTATGTCTCAAAGCCTACATTTTGCGGTTGGAATTTATGCTCTGATGGTATTTACAAGAAACCACAGCTTGTTTTCGAGCGCCTTTGCATAGCTAAAGAAACAGGGAATTTAAAAAACTGCATTGATAATTATGCGATTGAGGTCTCTTACGCATACAGATTGGGAGAGAGGGCTCTCCAACGGATGGATGAAGAGGAAACACGCAGTTACTTCAATTGTGTAAGGGTCATTATCAAAAACAAACACCACATGAAGAGTAACGTCAGGGACCTCTTTACAGCTTTAGAATAGTGCAATTTAGGTATAAGCATAGTTAGTTTGAAATATATGGACGTCTTAGTAGCTAAGTGTTTAGAATTTGGTTTTATTCGTGTGTCAATTAGTTCATCAAAACCACAGGTAATTCATTGCGTTCCAGGGGCTGGAAAGTCGAGTTTAATAAGGGCGATCTTAAGAGCAGACTCCAGATTCTACGCTGTGACAGGCGGTGTCCCAGATCCAGTCACAGGACAACAAGGTCGAATTCTTCCTTTGGACGGGACAGCCCATCCAGGTGCCTGCTTCAAGTTAGTAGACGAGTACACAGAGGCTGTTGAGGCTATAGAAGGTGCGTTTGCAATCTTCGGGGACCCAGTTCAGTCCAAAAGAGCATCCCCCCTCCTCCCTAATTTTATTTCGCTTAATACAAGGCGGTTTGGCAGTAGCACTTGCGATCTTCTGAAGGTCTTTGGCTTTGAAGTCTATTCTACTAAAGAAGACGTGGTGCAAATAGCCCGAGCTGATCAATCGGAAGTTGAGGGGAAGTTGATAGTCCTAGGGGACGAGGCAAAAGCTCTAGCTTGTTACTATAATTTGGAATACTTGACTGCAGATTCAGCACGCGGTAAGACATATCCCGTGGTTACCTTGCTAACAGGATTCTCTGAGGTGCCAGCTGAGGAATATCCAGATCTTTACGTGTGTTTAACCAGACATCAGGAGAAATTGCTAGTCCTTACTGGAGATGCCTCTTGCACCCCCGCCTGACAACACTAAAACTTTGTTTGCATTGGCTATAGGCGTGGGGCTAGCTCTGATCCTGTTTGTGGCAACTAGATCGACATTACCTCACGTAGGGGATAACATCCACCATCTGCCTCACGGAGGTAGGTACCGCGACGGCACCAAATCAATAGATTATTGTTCCCCAGGTAATAAGTCTCCGAGTTCCAGCTTCCGAGGGGAGTGGTATGCGTTAATTGTGGTTTTTGGTATTAGTTTCTACCTTTTCCTAGATTACAATAGTAAAATTTGCGTTCGCTGTGGCACGTCACATAGATGCAGTCACACCTCTTAATCTGTCTTGCTACTTGTGCTTTAGCTTTCTTATTGCTCTGTGTGTTAGATAACCTAAATCCTAGTCATAAAGTTTGTGTTTTACATATAACAGGAGAATCAGTGCGATTGCACAATTGTGACCTGACTCCTGAATTAGTAGAAAGTGTGTCGAAGTTACAACCTCTAAGGTTGGATACTTTAAGTTTGCAGTAGAAGGTTTGATTGAATACGAATTCCAAACAAATGGGGGATCCAATTCCAGATTTGAAAGGCAAGGCTACGACCCCTCCTCCAGTTCCAAATAAACAAGACAAGGCGAGTGATGGGACTTCAGGCTCAGGTGGAGTTCCTCCATCAAATACAGCTGGGGCGCAAAAGAGGCACACTGGTGTCAATGACGTCAATTTCAGTGAGCTACAGAATTCAGCTGCGGAATCTCAGAAGCTCATGGACAGGTTCAGTAAGCTCAAGGATGTTAATATGAAGAACCTATCTGCTGGAGGTGTGAAAAATGGAGGCTTTGAAACAGGCAGACCATCTCCAAAAATCCTGGATGCACTCAAAGGGGATACCTCGAATGCGTTTACTCGTCCCAGCCTCGATGCGTTACAAATGCTGAATATCAAACCCGAGTCAAACAGGATGGCAACAGCCGAGGAGATCGCTGCCATATCCGCGAAGCTGGAGGGCATGGGATTGCCGCCGGAGCATACCGCACCGTTATTTTGGGCGATCGCAAGATATTGTGCTGACACCAGCTCATCCCCATATAGCGATCCAAAAGGTAGCTTCGAGTTCCCAGGGGGAGCCATGACTAGAGATGCTGTGTTCGCAATCATACGAGATCATACCACCTTGCGACAGTTCTGTAGGTCATTTGCGCCGATTACCTGGAATCAGATGCTGTTCAACAAATCTCCTCCGGAAGGGTGGCAGCGGTTAGGCTATGACGAAACGACAAAATTTGCTGCATTTGATGTGTTTGATTTTGTCACCAATAAAGCAGCCATCCAGCCCCTCGAGGGATTGTTGAGAATGCCCACCAAGGAGGAGCACATCGCCCACGAGACTCAGAAAAGGATATCCCTAGATGCCAATCGGAGGAATGCCAGGTTTTCGAATAACAGTAGCTTGGTGACTGGAGGTATGTTTGGAAAGGATGTTCAAACAAAATTCAACGGATCGAATAACTCTGACTGATGTCGAAACGGTTCGTGAAACGCTTTCTACAAGCGAGATTTAGGGATGTGTCAGGTCTTCCAAAGGGTAGTTTTGGGGATCTTATTAATATTATCGTTAGTAGGGTTTTTGAAGGAGAGCCGGGGCAATCTAAGTATGCGAAAGAACGTAGGGCGATGAAAATTGGCCGATGTCCTCGCTGTTATAGAGTAAGCCCAGGGTTCTACTTTACAACCCGGTGTGATGGTGTGACGTGTGTGCCTGGTATTTCATATAATGTAGCAAAGATGCAGTATATTAAATATGGTGTGTGATGTGTGTAGTTGCCTGTAAGACTTAAATAATAAATAAGCAGGAACTTTAAAATAACTCTCTTTTATATATTTTGGAGAGGTTAAT